CTCGTGCCGGCGGCGAGGCCCGGATAGATCGTGTTGGCGGTGGACTGGAGGTTCTGCGCGGAAATGTCGGCCATCGTGGCACCGACTCCGATGTTGAAGGCCCGCAACCTTGCGGCCTCCTGCTCGCGCACCGTGGACGCGTTGATGTTCAGGCGGTCGATTTCCTTGACGAGGTCCATGCTGCCGATGATTTCTTTGGCGCTGCCAACGCCCAGGACGGCACCGCGTGAAGCAAGTGCTGCCTGCGCGCTCGCACGCGCCTGCCCAGCACGCATGGAATACTGCCCGAACCGAGCCGCACCTTCGCGGCCAATCTGCACTGCCGTGAATTCAGCGGCACGCTGGTTGATCCGCCCCATCTCGGCAGCGAACCGTTGGTTCTGGGCCTGCATCTTGAGCTGGTTCTGCTGGCTCTGTGCCGCGTAGAACGCGCCAATGGCGCCAGTGATCGAACCAAAGACCCCCGCGACGGGGCCAGCAACCGTCATTGTCTGAGCAAATTGCGAGGCGAATGACGGGGCCATTGTTCCCGCTCCAATGGCGTAAGACTGCCCGGTCAGCAGCGTCGGCCCGGTCGGGCTAGTGGAGAATGGAACTTGTACGACTGCCATGTCAGCCTCCGATGCTCACTTCAAGGGTCAATCCGACGATGGTGAGAGGAAGTGGGTCAGACTGACGCACATAAATGCGCCCCGCCTGCTGCCACGTCGGCGTGAGCTTGACACTGATTTCGTCCGTCTTGAGCGCAGGCGGCGAACCGTATGGCTCCGTAGTGCGTTGCTTGGCCTCGACGAGGTTGTCAGCGTTCGGGCCGACGAAGATTCCGCTCGAGCGGTACACGCGCAGGAATGCCTCATTGACGTTCTTGGCGCGCCCCTGGCCGAACGCCTCCATCTGGAGCGCCATCGGTAGCGTCTCGAGATCGCTGGCGTAGGGGAGGCCCACATGGACGACCGTGCTTGCACGCTGCAACGCAGCCACCCCGCCCGTCACCGTCACCTGCGGCATCACGGCACCGTCCGCAAGGATGCTGACGGTCTTGCCCTCAAGGTGCGTCAGGCCGCCCACCGTATCACGTGCGAACGACCATACGGCCGTCGCCACGCCACGCAGAGCCACGGGCAGCACGAGATCAGTCCGTGCCGTCGCCACCGTGGTGGAGGTCGTGGACAGGATCGTTAGGCGGTACGTGTTCCCGTTCGCGTCGGTCAGGACGATGGCGTCGCCCACGTCCGTGGTAGTCGGAGGCGCCTGGAAGATGGGGCTGCTCGCCGTAATCGTCAGCTCGTCGGCCGGACCCCAAGTCGTACCGCCGGTTACCGTGACCGTGGTCGCAGTCGTATTCGTGCCGTCGTAGGTTAGGCCGCAGTCAACGAAGAAGCAGTCTTCGATGTCGACGATCTGCCGGCTAGCGAAACGCTCGACGTAACGCTTGGTCACGCCACCGATGGTGCGCTTGACCACCACGTACAGGCGGTCCTCGGCGCCCTCGGCGACCGCAGCGCAGCTCTCAAATGAGCCGTCCGTGACGTGCTGGTGCCACGCCCCGACCTGTTGTTCGGGGATGTATGTCAGGCCAAGCATGCTGCCAGTGCTTGAGATGAACCACAGCAACGGCTGCGGTGCCTTGCTGTAACACATATCCGTGATGTCGAAGTTGTCGAACAGGTGCGTGGATCGCAGCGACAGGTCGCCAGTCACGAAACCGCTTGCCTGCCACGAATAGCCAAGCTCGCGCACGTGGCCGTCACGCGCAGAGCAGTACACCACCGTGTTGTTCACGATGGACGGCTGCACGTTGTTCGCACCGACATATGACTGCGGACGCACCGAGATGGTGGTCGGAGTGATCGTGTCGCTGTTGACCGGGCTGATGCGCCACTCGGCTGCGCTCGTAAGAGCAAGGAGCTGCGTCAGTGGGACGATGTGTCGGATCGTGTTGGCCTCGCGTGCTGCCACGCGAAATGCGATGCGGTCGGTGTCCTGAATCGGAATGTGGTACGAGATGTCGCTCTCAGTTCCCGTACGCGTCATCCACATCGTCTGCGGAGCGTTCGTTGTGCCGGCAAACACGCGTCGCTGCTCGAAATAACTGACCGCACCAGGGTAGTTCCCAGCCGATGCGAACACCGTGTCAATGATGGGCGGCGTGATGCCCATATCAGGACCGATATTGTTGTCCGTGAACGTGGTCAGATCCGTCTGCCCAATCAATCCGTACAGGCCGTTCTGGCGCTTGTAGATGTTGTAGCGAGCAGCGCCAGTGACCGATGACCAGGTGATCGTGTTGCTTGAACCAGCCGCATTTAGGTTGTTGTTCGCAGTAGCTGCCGAACTTGGTTCGCTTTCGTCAATACCGTTCGGAGCTACCGTTGTCACCACGTAATAGCTTGTGAAGTCAAGCGACTTGTCACCAAACTGGACATACCCGCCGGATGACCACGTTCCGTAGGTTGTCGTATCAAGTTCAATTCCGCTGCTGTATGTGCGGACGCGGAACTTGTCTCCGGCGCTTACGCCAGAAACGATGTAGTAGTCATTGGGAAACGGGTTCGTCCATGTTCCGCCGTCAAGATACACCGGATCGCCAACAGCAAGCCCGTGCGGAGCTGAGGCGTGCGCGACACCTGGATTCGCAGTCGTGAACCCGATGATGTTTAGTGCCTCTCCACGGTTAGCGGTAACACTCAACCCGGTAGGCGCCGTAACAGTTGAAGCGAACGAGATCGTGGTCAGTGTCCACGTCGTCGATCCAAGCCGGCGCAGCTCGCGTGGCGCGTAGTTCGGATGTACGAGCGTCAGCACGTCGGCCGACTGCACGTAGTGGATGTCGAACAGGTCAGCCTCGGCGTAGGGATTCGGGATCTCGTAGATCCCCGCCGGAAGCGGATACCAGTACGTTGCGTTCGGAGGCGTCTGATTGACTGCCTGAAGAATGCAGTAGTAGTTCACTCCTCCAGAAGAGACGAGTGCTCCGACCGCATAGACCTGGTTGGATGTGATCGTTCCGCTGCCAGCAGTCGTGATGTCAATTGCAGACCCGGTCTCGGTCAGGGACAACTGGTAAGTATTTGCCGCAGCATTGATAACGTAGTACGTGGTAGCGGCTACAAGCGGTGCGGGCAACGTGGTTGTCGCCGACACCTGCACTGGCGTTCCGTTTGCGTATCCGTGCGCGTTGCTTGTAAACGTCTCCGTCCCGGTATTGACGGCAGTGATGGTCTTTGTCGTTGAATAAGCCGCTGGCGTACCAGGCCCAAGCGTCGCGCCCTGCGTGTGGAACCGGAAGTACCCCGCGCCAAGCTCGAGCACCAGCGTCTGCGTGGTGCTGAACGTGAACGGGATCAGACGCGTGCGCTTCGTGCTGTCCTTCACCTCGCGCACAAATGCAGTGCCTGGTCGGTTCTCTGCCGGACCCTGCGGAAGCGCAATGAAGTTGAGCAACTTCGCTGCGCCAGTCTGGAACTTCACGTCATCAATCCGGCCCCACATTTCCGGCGACACTTCGCCGCCGGCAAATGACCGCGTGTAGGTTCGGGTAAGCGCCATGTCAGCGTCCAGAGATCCAGGAGGTGATGTGACCGGGCTTCACGTCGCGCTGGCTTGCGTCGGATGCGCGTGCCTGTCCGAGGTAGATGGCGACCATCTGCAGGCATCGCTGCCCCTGCCGTGCGCCCTCTTCACCCTTGACGACCGGGCCGGCAAGGAACGACGCGAGCTGCCACGACAATGCGATGGTGAACAGCGGGTCGAACTTGGTCGGGTCGCTCACCAGCGCCTGATAGCGCAGGAGCGCGGTTTCCTGGTTCGTGTAGATGATCTTGTTCCCGAGCGTGTCCGTCTCAATCACGTATTCCTGCGGCACGTACACGCCAGCGGTCGTGATGGGCGGGTTCGTCCATCCGAAACCGTAGCGGTCGGCGGGATACGCACGCACGGTGTAATCGTTTTCAGCCTCGGGCGGCAGCACGGCCACGGCGGTCATCATGTCGCCAGGGCATGCGTATGCGTATTTCCACATGGTGTACGGCATCGTCACCTGCGCGAGGCTGACGCGCCGCGATGCGAACGACCACGTATGCATCTGGAGAAGCATGTCACGTGCGACCGGGTAGAACCGGGCGCAGTGCTCTGCTTGTGCTGATCCCTCCGGCGGATCAATGCTTGCGACGGTGGCGTCGTCGCCGAGGTGCGCGAGGGCGAGGTTGCATATCTCGACGACCGATGCCATACGTTCCTCCCGTAGGAAGGGAGGGGCGCCGTGGTTTCCCGCCGACGCCCCTCCCTGTTCACTAACTCGTTACAAACTCACTCCGATGCTTCGGTCACAGTGTTTCGAGGCTTCCGCACCTTGCGAGCGTGCTGATCTTCCTCTGGCTTCTGCTCGGGAACATCCAGGTATTCCAGATTCCCGTTGAACGAACCGTTGTACTGGAAGACATCGCCTTCGTTGCGATAATGGTTGTCCACGAAACAGACGACTTTTGCTTTGACCTTTGCCATCGAAGTCTCCTATCAGATCACCGAGAAGCCGGAGGCGTAGAACTTGCGGCCGTCCTGGATGTCCATGACGACGTAAGCGCACACGCTGCCGGTGGTCGGGGTGCTTCCGACCGTGGTGTACCGAGCGCCGATGTACCGCTGTCCGGTAGACAGGAGCTGCGGATTGAAACGCACAGAGAACTGCGCGTTTGCGGTGAGGCTTGCCAGCGGAACGGGTCCAGAGGAACCGATCACAGTCACGCCACTCGAAAGAGCAGCGTTCGTTGCGCCAATGATCTCGAACGTCAGCGAGGTCAGGGTGTTGTATGCCGCAACGCACGTGAAGTTCATAAACAAATCCGCGCCTTCGCCAATGTCACGGGCGACCGAAAGGTCAATCGTGTCGGTCGAAACAACGGGAGTACCGGAAACAGGAAGCGCCGCCTGTCCGGTAGCGACACCAGTCGCAGGGATGGTTCCAGAAACAACGAGGAGATTATCAAGAATCATGGTGAGTTCCTTCTTTCTTGTTGATGGGAGCTATCAGCTCACCACGGCTTCGGTGTTGATGATCGCGTCAACCTTGCGGCACGGAACGCCCTGGAAAGTCAGCCAGCTGTACGGCGTGCCGAACTGCGA